TGATGAAGCCGCAACACATCTCGACCGTTGTAGAGGGCCTGCCAGGAAGGCGATCGAACGGCCGCTACGCGCCCGCCGCGCTCTACTACGAGCCCGACGGCATCTGTCACTGCGACCCGCAACCAGACTCGAGCCCGATCGGTGAGTGTCCGCGCTGTCATCGGCTCGACGTCCGCACCGCGAGGTCGACATGATCGCCGCGCCGCAACCGTGGATGGCCGACGCCGCCTGCGCCCACCTCGACCTCACCCCGGCCGAAGTCGACCGCCTGTTCTTCCCGCAACGCCACCAGACCGCCGAGCACGCCAAGGCCATCTGCGCGGGCTGCTCCGTGCGTGAGGCTTGCCTCGACTACGCCCTGACCACCCGACAGACATTCGGCATCTGGGGCGGCACGTCGGAAACTCAACGGCGTGCCCTGCGACGCGACCTGAAACAGCCGCGCCCGATCCGACACGGCACCGAAGGCGGACACTCCGCGCACCGACGGCGCGGCATCCCGGCGTGCGACGCGTGCTTGGCAGCGCACTCCGCGTATCAGGCCGGATGGAAAGCCGGGAAGGCACGAGCATGAGCCTCGAGTACCGCATCGGCGACGTGTTCGACCGGCTTGCCGAGATCCCCGACGGCACGATCGATCTGATCGTCACCTCGCCGCCGTTCCTCGCGCTGCGCAGCTACCTGCCGGCCGACCACCCCGACAAGGCGAAGGAGATCGGGTCGGAGCCGACACCGGCCGAGTTCATCGACACGCTGTTGGCGTTGTCGGCTGAGTGGGGTCGGGTGCTTGCCCCGCACGGGTCGCTGTGCGTCGAACTGGGCGACACGTACGCCGGTTCCGGTGGCGCTGGTGGCGACTACAACCCCGGAGGGCTGCGGGACGGCCAGGGCAAGTTCAAGGCTAACGCCCCTCGGTACTCAGCGGCTACCGGCAACACGTCGGACGCCCGTGGTGGCACAGCATCGATCCAGCTACGCAACGGCGGCGGCAACGGTTGGCCGCTCGCCAAGTCGCTGACCGGCATCCCGTTCCTCTACGAGCTCGGCTTGTCCTACGGGCGCAACCTGCTCACCGGGCAACCGTCACCCGCCGGCCAATGGCGCATCCGCAACCGGATCTGCTGGGCGCGCCCGAACCCGCCCGTCGGTGCGCTCGGCGACAAGTTCCGGCCCGCCACGTCGTACATCACCGTGGCGTGCAAGGGGGCGAAACGGTACTTCGATCTCGATGCGGTCCGGCTCACGCTCGCGATCCTGCACTCGACAGGTGGCGCCCCGCCGCTCGACTGGCACGCCGACGAACACCCCGAAGACGGCGACTGGCTCTGGAAACTCTCCACGCAGCCGTACAAGGGCTCCCACTACGCCACGTTCCCGCTCGCCCTGCCGCGTCGGCTCATCGAAGCGATGTGCCCACTGCGCGTTTGTCGTGAGTGTGGGCGACCGAGTGAGCGGATAACGGAGCCGATCACCCCACCCCTCGGAACCGGGTTCACGCGGACGCGGGCCGAACCGCGTCAGCGTCCCACGTCGACAGCCAGCGCTGAACAGAAGGCCGGAGGGAACGTCACGCTCGGTTGGTCCGACTGCGGCCACAACGCATGGCGCACAGGCGTCGTGCTCGACCCGTTCGCGGGCTCAGGGACAACGCTCGAAGCAGCCCAAGCCGTCGGACGACACGCCATCGGCATCGACCTCGACGCACGAAACGCCGACCTCGCGACACAACGCGTGGGCATGTTCATGGATGTCGTCGCATGACCGAGCGGTGCGGCAAGAAGTACGGAGCACGCCGACACCTGATCTGTCGACGCTTGGCCGGGCACGCCGGGAACCACGCGCTCCGACTCAGCCTCCACGAACTGCGCAAGGTGCTCCAATGACGCCCGGGGTCAGTGTCGGCACCTGCAAGACGTGCGCGCTGCCGCTCGTGTGGTCAGACGACCAGCGGCGCACCTGGTGCTGTGTGTGGGGCGACCATCTGCCGGTCGTCGCCGCGCCCGAGGTCAAACCGAAGCTGGCCGACGCGGCGAGCGTGGTGCGACCCCGACGACGTCTGAGAGTCGTGTCGTGACCCTCGTCGCCACCGACCCCCGCGTTTGCCCCAACTGCGGTCACCGCCTGAGCACCCTCACGTGGTCTGAGCGATGGGTCCGCGAACCGTGTCACACCCATCATCTACACTCAGAGGACCGGTCAGGTGCCGCCCCTGATCGAGCGATGACGCTTCCGAGAGTGCCGAGAAACAACACGTTCACCCAACGCGTCCGCAAGCAGTGGGCGCGGTCGCTCGGCCACCGACCCGGCGTCTTCTTTGAGGCGGCCTGCACGTACTGCGGCGTCGTCGGCTGGCTCTGGTGGCAGGCCGACCCCGGAGACCCTTCATCGAAAGGATGGCGTCCTGATGGCCCGCATCCGCACCGTCAAGCCCGAACTGTGGACCGATCCGGAGTTCATTGATTGCTCACTGAGCGCGCGTTTGATGTTCATCGCCTCATGGAACTTCGCGACCGACTTCGGAGTCCTACCCGACAAGCCGCGCCAATTGAAGATGCAATGCCTCCCAGCGGACCCCGAAGACGCCGAACTCCTCATTGAGGAATTGGTGAGCCACGACTTCCTCGTCCGACGGGTCGCCCCGAACGGCGACAAAGTGCTGGTCATCCGCACTTTCTCGAAGAACCAGAAGATCAACCGACGGTCCCTCGGACGGTGGGGCGACCCGGACAAATGGCCCCCACCAGACGAGCCACTCACTGAGTCCTCACTGAGTCCTCACGGAGCCCCACCCCCCGGAAGGGATAGTTCGGATAGTTCGGATGACTTGGATGATTCGGATCTGTCCGAACGTCATTCGACGCGCTCGACAGACAGCGCCAGCGACGGCCCGGCTGACGCCGACCCGAAGACGAAGAAACGCACCAGCATCATCGACGCCGTGCTCGACCTCAGGGCCGAAGGCAACAAGATCGGCAACCGACAAAGCTGGAATGCAACCGTCCGCGCCGACATCGAGAGCCGACACGGCGACAAGCTCGACCGCTGGCTGCACGACTTCCCGGACGCACCATGCAGTCTGCTCGCAGGAGCACTCGAATCAGGCGACACGCGACTGCTGAGCCACTACGCGCCGCCACCGGCGAGCGATGAGCCCGACCGGCGCCTGACGGCCGACGAGCGAACGACGGTGCTCACCGAAGCCGGAGCCGCTCTCAGACTCGTCCAGGCACCTCACTACGCCGCCGGAGATCCGACATAACCCGCAACCCCCACGAACCGCAACACGGCGACCGATGGACCACCCGAGCCGTCATCGTCGCCACCAACGACTGGCCGGCACCGACGTGGCCTCCCGGATGGATCCACGCGGCGCGCCCACTCTCGCCCGAGCAGGTCGCTCGCCTGAAGGCCGAGTGGCTGGCGGAGTACGGAAAGCAGAGCACGCCATGACCGCCACCCGACGCAACCCCACCGCCGCACGACTCGCCGACCGGCTCTACCGTGCCGCCGGCGTCATCCCATCGATCGAAGACCACCTCGGAGAACAACGCTCGCTCGTCATCACGCTCTCAGCCTCACGCACCGACAGCTCAGGTGGCTCCAAGAGCGGCCACAGCGACCCGGCCGCACGCGTCACCCTCGAGCTCGCCGAGATCGACAACCACCGCACCGCGATCCGAGACGCACTCGCCACCGCCAACATCGCCATCAACCTGCTCGACGAGGCGTGCCGTGACGCGCTCGGCCACCAAGCACGACGCGACCCGAAAGACACCGAATCGAAACCGCGCTGCATCGGCGACAACACCGCGGCCGGTGCAACCTGCTGGCAGATCCCGGCACCACGCCGCGACCACGGCTCCAACCAGACCGTCGACGACGGACGATGCCTGGACTGCGGGCAACGGGTCGATGAACGGCGACGCGCCAAGGCCGAACACGAACGCAAGACGCGGCTGGCGTCCTCGTCCACGGCTTTCCCAGCATGATGCACGAATCCGCGCGAAGAGTTTGCTACAGTGCCCCACCGTCGGACACGTGGGCTCAAGCGGAGGGCGCGTGATGAGCGACAAGACGCCGACGCCCGCCGAGACAGCACAGCTACTCGCCCTCGACTTCGCGCTGTACGGCGTCGAGATCGCCATCCGCCGACCGGACGGAACGATGGAGCGCATCGACCCGCGAACCGTGACCCTCACGCCGAACGGCGACTACATCATCGAGCGATGAGCGGCGTCAGCAAGCGGGAACGCAACCGCCTCCGCCACGAAGCCGCCTGGGTCACCACCCTCGCCCGAGCCGACCGGACGACCCGCTGCTGCAGCTGCGACAACACCCTCGACCGATGCGGACCACGCGGCGACGGACGCAACCGCAACGGCACACCCTGCACCTGGCAAGCCGGCCACCCCGACGGACGATGGTCAGGCCGAGCGCTACGCGCCGAGTGCTCGTGGTGCAACGCCAGCCGAGGCGCCGCCGACGGCAACCGGCAACGAGAGCCACACTCCGAGCTGTGGTGAACTAGTTGCACTTGCACTCAGTGCAGATGCAGCGAGTGCGACGGGAGGGTGGGTCGGATTCTTCAGAGCGCGCCGGACCCTCGGAGACGCCGCCCACTCCGTTTCTCTCCCCTGCCGTGTCTGGAGGCGTACCGTGTCGGATCGTGTGGCTGTTGCCGCCAGTACGGGCGACCGGCTCAAGGCGTTGGAGGCGCTCGTCGTCTCGCTGGTCGAGGCGATCCCGAAGGCGGAGGTTCCGGCCGTGCCGGCGTTGGCCGCTCGGCTCGTCGATGTGTTGAAGCGGATCGGCGGCGACGATCCGTCGGCGCTGCTGTGGGTTCGTGACGGTCTGGCGTTGGCAGTTGACCGGCTGGTCGCGATCCAGGGTGCGACGGATGATCTCGGTAAGCCGTTGCCGGAGGCGTCGTCGTTGGCGCCGACGGTCCGGCAGCTGGTGTTGGCGGTTGAGGCGATCGCTGTGTTGCCTGCGAAGGGCGTCGGGCATGTCGAGGGGGCGGTGACCATTGCCGATGCAAAGCGTCGCCGAGCGGATCGGCAAGCAGTCGCCGCGGCTGGAGCATCTGCCGGCGCGCGCGGTCACAAGCGCCGGGGATGATGCGATCGCGTGGGCGGAGTCGATCGGTTGGCGCCCGAAGGCGGGCCGCGGTTACTACGTGCTCGACGAGTGGCAGAAGTTCTGCATCCGGGGGCTGCTGAGCGAGGACGCGTCGGCGCTGTTGTGCGTGATGGTCGCGCTGATCATCGTCGCTCGCCAGAACGGCAAGAACGTGATCCTCGAGGTCGTCGAACTGTACGCGTTCTTCGTGTTGGATCTGCCGTACATCTTGCACACCGCGCACCTGCAAGAGACGACGGCCGACCACATGGACAACATGTGGTCGGCGATCCAGTCGGACCGCGACCTGGCTGCGATCTCGCGTCGGGTGGTGGCGAACGGCAAGGAGATGATCTACCGGGTCGACCGGGTCGATGATGATGCCGGGCTCGACGACGACCCCGACGAGTGCAAGAACCATCGGATCAAGTTCCGCACCCGCTCGGAGAAGGTGGGTCGTGGCCCGTCGCCGCGGATGGTGGTGTTCGACGAGGCGCTGCATCTGTTGTCGAAGCAGGTCAGGGCGGTGCTGCCGTCGATGTCGGCGCAGTCGATGCGCCCCGATCAGCCGATTCTGATCTACACGTCGTCGGCCCCGTACCCGACGAGCGAGGTGCTGCATAAGGTCCGCTCGTCGATCCTCGACGGCCGCAACCCGGACGCGTTCTTGGCCGAGTGGTCGGTCGAGCTCGAAGTAGCGGAGGGCGAAGAGTTGCACGAGGCGATGGCCCGTCTGGCTGACGACGACGACGCCCTGTACGACACGAACCCGGCGATGGGTGTGCGCATCTCACCGGACTGGGTGCGGGCGAATGAGCGGGACGCGATGGAGACCGAGGACTACCTGATCGAGCGCCTGTCAGTTGTGTTCGAGGGTGTGTCGGCGAAGCTGGCGATCCCGAACTGGTCGTCGCTCGGCGATGGCCCTGACGCCGAGTCGGGCTACGAGGGGTCGACGATTGCGACCGACCGGCAATGGGCATTGGCGGTGTCGCCGGTCGAGCACGGTCCGCAGTGGGCGTCGATCGGTGTCGCCGGTCTGACCGCCGAGCAGAAGGTGCAGGTCGAGTGGATGCACCACCGCAAGGGCACGGCGTGGGTCGTGCAGACGGTGGTCGACATCCAGAAGCGCAAGCCGATCCCGATCCGGGTGCATTCGTCGGGGCCGGAGGCGGCGTTGATCGGTCCGCTGCTCCGAGCTGGCGCTCTGGTCGACGAGGTTCCGTCAGCGGATGTGGAACGCGCGACCGGGCGTCTGATCGCCGCGGCCGACGAGAGGAACCTGGTCCACCTCGATCAGCCGTCGCTGACCAAGTCGGTGTCCGGCGCGGTGCTGCGGACCGGTGTGAACGGTGCGGCGATCTGGTCGCAGCGGAACTCGAAGGTGGAGATCACCCCGTTGATGGCGTGCACGGTGGCGCTGTCAGGTGTCGCCGTGCCTGACGAACAACCTGCCGCTCATGTGGCGATGGTGCTGGGAGGCTGACGATGCTGGCATATACCGAACGTGTCGCCGAGCGGGCAGCCGAGGTCCGGTTCGTTCAACTGCTGCTGACGATCATCGCCTTGCCGTTCTTCGTGCTCGGCTGGGTGGTCGGCCTGATCTGGTTGGCGGTTCGCTGGTGCTATGCGGCGGTGCTGGTTGGTTTCGAGCAGGTAGCGAAGCGTGAGGGCGTGGATGATGCTCGCTGACCGCGTCTCGAGCCGGAGGGCGCACCGCTCGCAGCGTGTGCAGGCAGCGGCTGATCCGGTATCGATCGAGGAGTTCGATCGCATTCTCTCGATGTCGAACGGCTCGTCGTTCTCGTCGAAGGCCGGCACGACGGTCGGCCCGCGTCGGGCGCTCGGCATCTCGGCGTGGTACTCGGGCGTGCTGCACATCTCGACGGTGATGGCGGGCCTTCCGTTTCACCGGTACCGCGGTCGTGGCAATGACCGCGAGCGGGTGCCGTCCCCGTTGTGGTCGACGCAACCGGATGTCGAGCAGCCGTGGTATGGGCTCGTCGAGTTCTGGATGATGTCCCTGTTGCACAAGGGCAACGCGTTCGCGTTCAAGCTCCGCAACCCGGCAAACCAGGTGACAGGTCTGCGTGAGATCCACCCCGATCGTGTCACGACCGGCCAGGCGCCGGACGGCACCAAGCGGTTCGTGATCGACCGCGAGGAGAAGCTGTGGACGACGCGCGATGTGCTCCACATCCCCGGCTTGACGTACGACGGCCGGTTCGGGTTGAACCCGATCCAGTACAACGCCGACGTGCTCGGGTCGGTGGCTGCGACCGACGACTACGCCGGCCGGTTCTTCTCGAACAACACGAACCTCGGCGGCATCATCTCGGTTGAACAGGCGATGACGACCGCCGAAGCGAAGGCGCTGCGCGAGGAGTGGGACACGTTCCACCAGGGGATCCTGAACGCCCACAAGACCGGGGTGCTGTCGAAGGGCGCCCGGTACGACCGGGTGACGCTCAACGCCGAAGACACGCAGCTCATCGAGTCCCGCCAGTACGGCGTGTTGGAGATATCCCGCCTGCTGCGCTTGACGCCGCACAAGCTCTACGAACTGTCGAGGGCGACGTTCAGCAACATCGAGCACCAGTCGATCGAGACGGTGCAGGACTGCTACCAACCGTGGAGTGAGCGCATCGAGGCGCACATCAACCTCGACAGCGACCTGACCCCGACCGGCACGTTCCACGAGTTCAACCTCGACGGGCGTCTGCGTGGCGACACGAAGTCGCGGTACGAGGCGCAGGCGAAGGCGGTCGGCGGGCCGTGGAAGACCGTCAACGAGTCCCGCAAGGAAGAACGATACGCGCCGGTCGAGGGTGGCGACGTCGTGTTGCAGCCGCTGGCGATGACGGCAGTCGGGAACCGTGGCGCAGCGACCCAAGCGGAACAAGCCGCGATCGTGCAGAAGGTCTACCTCGGTGTCGTCAACAAGGTCATCACCGACCGGGAGGCGCGCGAACTGCTGATAGCGGCCGGTCTCGAGATCCCCCCTGACTTCCCCACAACAGGAGCGCAGCCATGAAGCCACGCAACGCGAAAGAGATCCGGGCGTTCCTCAACCGTCGAGTCGAGGAACGCCCGCAGAACGCGGCGCCACCGGTACGCATCGAAGGCGCTACGGCCACGTTGCGACTCTTCGACCCGATCGACTCGTGGGGCGAGTGGTGGGGCATGTCAGCGAAGGAACTCGCCGCCGCGCTCGACGAACTCCCGTCGCACATCACCACGATCGAACTGCTGATCAACTCGGGCGGAGGCGACGCGTTCGACGGTTTGGCGATGGTCAACGTGCTGCGCGCCCACTCAGCACGGACCGTCGCCGTCGTCCAAGGACTCGCCGCATCCGCAGCGTCGTTCATCGCCTGCGCTGCCGACGAGTGCGTGATGGCCCCGAACAGCACCCTCATGATCCACGACGCCTGGGGAATCTGCATGGGCAACGCCGACGACATGCTGTCGTACGGCGCCGTCCTCGACCAACTGTCGGGCAACCTGGCCGACATCTACGCCGCCAAGTCCGGTGCGACCGTCGACGAGATGCGCGCCGCCATGAAGGCCGAGTCCTGGTATACGGCCGTCGAGGCCGTCGCTGCCGGTCTCGCTGACTCGGTCGGCTCGACCGTCGAGCCCGAACCCGCGAACAACGTGACGCCGCTGCGGCCAACCGCAGAGGCCCCGTCGTTCATCCAGATCGCCGCGAACGCCGCCCGGCGTCGTCGGTGAACCCCAATTCCCCCAACACGGAGGCAATGAAATGACCCTCACCAACCCGCGCCGCGTGGGGAACCGCTGGGTGTTCCTCACCGGCCAGACCCTGCCTGTCATCTCAGGCGGCGACCCCACCGACCCCCCGGTCACCGTTCAGGCACTGCGCGACCAGCGCGCCCAGTTCCTCAACGACATCGACGTCATCTTGGACGCCGCCAAGGAAGCCAAGCGCGACCTCACCGACCAGGAGCGCGTCGACCATGACGCGCTCGTCGCGTCCGTCGAGGGCGAGTGGGAAGGCGAAGGCCCGACGCGGCACATCGTCAAGCCCGGCCTCGACCAGGCGATCGCAGCGGCGGTCGCCAAGGAGGCCGACACCGGTCGGTTCTCCAACCAGGAGACCCGCCGCTCGGCGAACTTCCCGGTCCCGAACGTCAACGTCCGCGGCTCAGGATCGGTCGGAGCGAACGTGACCCGAGACCTCGACGACATGCTGTGGGCAACCGCGCCCACGGTGATGGCGTCGAACGGTCGCTCACAGGTCGACGTCGAGCGCGTCTCGATCCGCTCGAGCGTCAACGACGCTGGCCGCGCCGCCCCTCGGATCAACGACTTCCGCCCCCAGGACCGCGACGTCATTCGCGAGTTCCAAGGCGTTGTCGCCACGATGGCCCTGGCCGGCATGATGGTCGACAAGGACGCCGACACCTCGGCGAAGGGCTTCCAGGTGATGCGGGATCAGTTCCGCAGTGCCCGCCCGTCGTCGAAGGTGGCCGAACTGTCGGACCGGTACAACCGGATCCTGGCGGCGATGGACGTCGACACGGCAGCCGAGGGCACGGAGTGGGTGCCGACCGGCATCGGCGCAACCCTTCACGAGCAGGTTCGCGCGTCCGGCAAGGTCGCGGCGCTGTTCCCACGAATCGACCTGCCCACGAACCCGTGGAAGTGGCCGATCGAGGGCGCCGACCTCACCGCCTACCGTGTCGCCGAGCCGACGACGGACACCGCCTCGAAGGTGACCGCATCGACGGCCGGGTCGGCCGCCGCAACGTTCGACGCCGAGATCTTCGGTGCCCGCACGTTGTGGTCACGGTCGCTCGACGCCGACTCCGCGATCGCGATCGCCCCGTACCAGCAGATGAAGCTGGTCCAGGCGTTCGTCGACGCAGAGGAGAAGGCGATCCTCGACGGTGACGCCGACGGCGCCCACCAGGACACCGACGTCCAAGCGCTCGGCGCGACCGACGTCCGTTCGGCATGGGACGGCCTCCGCAAGAAGGGCATCGCCCAGACCACCGCGACAGCGACCGCGTGCGGCGTCGACGAGCTCGCCACCGTGCGAGCTTCGATGGGCAAGTGGGGTGTCAACCCGGCGAACCTCGCGTTCATCATCGGCGTGTCGAACATGTACGACCTGCTCGCCGACGACAAGGTGATCACGGTCGACAAGTTCGGCCCGAACGCCACCGTCCACAACGGCCAGATCGCACAGGTCCACGGCGTCCCCGTCATCGTGTCCGAGCACGTCCGCGAGGACCTCAACGCTTCGGGTGTCGACGACGGGATCACAGCGACGAAGACGTACATGCTGTGCGTGAACCGCAACGAGTGGGCGATGGGCCAAAGAATGGCCCTGGACGTCATGACCAACGACGTCCTGTACCTCGAAACTTTTCAGAGGGTCGCTGTGGCCTTCATGCGAGAAGATTTTCAACATATCGGCACCGCCGCCACCAACGACGACACGGCCATCGCCTACAACGTCACGCCGTGACCCGACGAGGTTCGAGAGTCGGGGCGGGGACTCCCCACCGTCCCGGCTCTCGCGCTTCGTCGCTTCATCGACCGCTCACCCATTCAGACAGGAGCCACCCTCATGGCACGATCAAACCCCTCCGTCGACACCGCCACCGGCGAGCCGTACGCCGACCAGGAATCCGACATCCACCTCAACGCCACCAGCGTGTACGCCGAGGGGGCACTGCTCCGTCTCGGCGCCCCGACGGTCGTCACGATCGCGGCTGGTGTGGCGACGATCACGACCGGCTTCGTGGCCCTCGCCGCCGAGACGAGCACGAGCGACCAGCTCGACACCCTCACGTTCGCCGATGCCGGCGAGGGCGACCTGGTGCTGCTGGTTGCCGACACCGGCGACACGATCACCGTCGATGACGCGAACATCAACCTCGGCGCCGCCACCCGCGCCATCGCCCCCGGCGGCTGCCTGCTGCTCCGGTACGACGAAGGCGATGAGTGGACCGAGGTCGTGTTCCTCGCCGGAGCCGACAACGCGTGAGCCGATGCTGGCCGAGTTCGTTGCGTCGTTGACGTACAAGCCCGGCTGGCGGTTCAAGTTGGCCGGTCCCGGTTCCCGGTTCCTGTGCGTGTTCGCCTTGACGGTCGACTCGCAGGCGCCGGGCCGGGACCGGCTCACTCAGCACCAGTTCGAGTTCCCCGATCCGCTGCCCGACACCCGGGCGTTGGCGCGTTGGGTGCTCGATCGGTTGCTGCAGGTTGAGCAGCACGAGGCGTGCGAGTTCTTGCGGTTGGACGGCTTCGCGCCGTTCTTCCCGCACCACGGAGACGACGGATCACCGTATGTGTTCGTCGAGAGATGGGAGGCCAGAGATGGCGTTGAAGTCCCCGATTCCCGGCTTGCGGCCGGTCCACTATGACGCCCGTTCGGTCGGCAAGTTTCAGGTGGTGGTGAACCCGGGTGACACGCTGGTCGTGTCCGATGAGGTCGCCGCGCAGCTGGTGGCGCAGTCCGGTCAGATCAAAGAGGGCGTGGCTCCGCCGGTCGAGCCGCCGCCCGACGCGGAGCAGTCCGGCGAGCAGCCAGAAGCCGCCGCGCCCGAAGTGACAGCGGTGCCTCGCAAGACGTCGGCCCGCAAGGCCCGCGCCCGCAAGACCACGAAGTGACGAGGGGGTGACCAATGGCGACTCCTCGCTATCTGCCGACCGCCACGTTTAAGACGTGGTGGAAGACAGAGACAACCGCCGACGACACTCTGATCGAAGCGGCAATCAACGCGGCCGAGATGGCGATCGACAACGCACTCCAGCGGCGCATGATCGTGGCATCAGGTGCGGCGACGGAGCGCGTGTTTCGTCCGACGGGTTCCGACGTGCTGTACATCGACGACTGCACTGAGGTCACCTCGATCGTTGAGAATGACGTCACGCTGACCAGCGGCACGCACTTCGTGCTCGAGCCTCTCAACGGTCTCGCCGCGACCGGCGAAGCGTGGCCCTACTACCGGGTGGCCCGCTACGGCCAATGCTGGTACACGGATGGTCCGAAAGCCACGGTGGCGGTGACGGCGAAGTGGGGTTGGGCTGCGATCCCGTACGAGGTGATCGAGTCGTGCAAGATCGTCGCCGCCGACATGTTGTCGAACCGCGACATGCGCAACGGTCTGGTGGCGATCACCGAGGCCGGCGGTGTCGGTTCCCGCGAGAACCGGACCGTCAAGGAGATGGTCAACAAGTACCAGTTCTTCATCCGCACGGTCGGCATCGCCTGATATGGCCGCCGGTCTGAAGGCGATTCACGAGGCGTGCGCTGCCAGGATCGAAGCAGGTGTCGCCCGCGATTGGAACGTTGCGGCGTTCCCGTTTTCGGGGATGCCGCTCCCGTTGATCGAGGTGTGGCCGGGTTCGGGTGATTACATCGCCTACTGGGGGACGTTCGGTGCGACCGGCACCGCCGATCTGGTGCTCGACATCCGCATCCAGGTCGCCACCGGTGACGCCGAGACGACGTTCATCCAGATCACCGACATGCTGTCGGTCGGCACCGGTCACACGTCGAGTGTGGTCGATGCGCTGATGGAGGACAAGACGCTCGGCGGCACCGTCTTGACGCTGAGGGCGCTGTCGGCGCGGTGGACGCCCGACGGTGACGACCTCGGGTCGGTCGCGGTGATCCCGGTCGAGATCGTTCTGAGGAAAGCAGGAGCGGAGGTCTGATGAAACGTTGCACCAAGACGCACGATGCCAAGGGGTTCGGCACGATCCCGGCCGGGTCGTTGTGGGACGACGACTCGCCGTATCTGTCCGACGACACGGCGGAGAACTTCGCCGACGTCGACGACGCTCCGGAACCTGAGCCGGTCGAACCTAAGCCGGTCCGAAAGTCCAACCTGCGCAAGAAGGCGGCAACCTGATGGCTGTTCAGTTCTGGCAGAACATGTCGATCCTCGAAGGTGGCGTGGAACTCGCCGGGCACGGCAAGAACGTGAACCTGGCCACGACCGTCGCCCCGCTCGACACGACCCCGCTGGCGGTTGCCGACGGGTTCTCGACGTTCATCGGCGGTCTCAAGTCGGCCACGGTCGACTTCGAGTTCATGCAGGACCATGCGGTCGCCGCGGCGATCGACTCGTCGTTCTGGACGAGCTTCGGTGCGACGGGCACGGTGCGCTCGATCGCCACCGCGGCCGATGACGGTTCGGCTGCGTATCTGATGCGCGGCATCAACTTGTCGTACACTCCGATCCGGGGCGACGTCGGCGATCTGGCGATGGGTGCCGTGTCGGGCGCGACGAGCACCGGCCCGGTGGTGCGTGGCAAGTTGCTGCATCCGTCGTCTGTGGCCCGCACGTCGTCGTCGACGGGCACCGGGCGCCAGTTGGGCGCGGTGATAGCGGGCAAGGCGATGTACGCCGCTCTGCACGTGCTGTTGGTGTCGGGCACGTCGCCGACGCTCGATGTGATCGTGCAGTCCGACGACAACGCCGGGTTCACGACGCCGACGACCCGGATCACGTTCTCGCAGGCTTCCACCGTGTCGGCCGAGTGGGGTTCGGTCGCCGGTGCGGTGACCGACGACTACTGGCGGGTGTCGTACACGATCGGCGGCTCAGACACACCGACGTTCGCGTTCGCGGTCACCGCCGGCCTGCTCTGATCCCCCAACCCCGACGGCCACGCCGTCACCCCTCAACCATCCAAGGAGGCCCATCGTGGCTGTCTACCAACTAATCTCCGAGTTCTGCTCCGTCAACGCGGTGGACTACTCCGGTGATCTGAAGAGCGCTGTCCTGACGTTGGACGCCGCTCAGCTCGACACGACCGACTTCGCGTCGGCCGGCTGGGTCGAGATGATCGGCGGTCTGAAGTCGGGCACGCTCGCCCTGAACTTCCAAGACGATGTCGCTGACAACGCGGTCGACGAGGAACTCTGGGATCTGCTCGGCACTGTCGTCGCGTTCGCTGTGCGTCCGACGTCCGCGGCTGCTGGCACGTCGAACCCGGAGTACACAGGGAACGTGCTGATCACGTCGCATTCGATCGGCGGCGGCGTCGGCGAGTTGGCGATGAAGTCGCTCACGTTCCCGACGTCGGGTGCGGTCGCCCGAGGTGTGGGCGCCTGAGTCGTGGATGCCGTGGCCACGGAGGAGATGGACGATCTCGCTGTGTTTCGCGTCATCGACATCTTTGTCGGCGAACCGGACCAGATCGATCGGTTCGAGCGGGTCGCCGATCGACTGATGCGTCTAGTGCAGCATCTACGTCAGTCGCCGTAGCAGCCGGTGCGCCGGAGGGCGGCGTCGATGTATTCGAGTTCGTCGGCCTTCGAGGTCGGAGTCCGGTCGAACGCTGCCTGCAGCGAAAAGCAGTCGCCGTCGGCTTCCAAAGTCTTGACCATGTTGACGATCGCAGGGTGGACGTCGTCGTCCGATAGTTCGTCTGAGCACGCTCCGAGCAGCAGGGCGACGAAGACGACGGTGAGTTTCATGCCGTCCAACCTACGACATCTTTGGGGGTGCGTGTGGCGACTTTCCGTTCGTTCGAGGCGTTCGGTCGCGAGATCGACGCGATGAACCGCGACCTCGAAAACGAGATGGACCGCAACATCGCCAAGATGATGGCGAAAGAGGCGTCAGCCATCGCCTATCGAGAGGCTGCGAAGGATCTTGGCGGCGACCCGAAGTTCTCCGGGTGGAAGCCGTGGCTCAAGTTGGAGGTCAAGCAGACGCGCTCGGGCGCCGTGCTGCATCCGACTCGCAACTCGGCTGGCCCGTGGACGGTGGCCGAGCGTGGCCGCAACCAGGGCAACGCAGCGGGGTTCTCCGGCCCAGGCATCAACCGGCGAACCGGAATCACGTCGCGTACGAAGTCGGGCGGCCTGCGTAAGGTCCGGTCGGTTAGGGCGAAGCGTTGGAACGGTCGCACGCTCGGCAAGAACACGGCATCGGATGCGGTGGCGGCGATGGAGCAACAGCTGCCGAAGATCGCCGAGCGTGAGTCACGCAAGGTGATCCAACGGCATTTCGACGTGACGTGATTCGGAGGCGGTGACTGTGGCTAACCGGATCACCACGATCTTCGAAAGCGAAACCCGGTCATTCAAGGCCGGTATCACGCAGATCAAGAAGGACATCGGCGAGGCCGAGGGCGCCGTCGGCAAGTTCAAGGCCGGTTGGAAGTCGGCGATGACGGAGTTCGCGAACTCGCGGGCCGCTCAGGCGGTCGTGGCCGGCATCGCGGTCAAGCTCGGCAAGGACGCCGTTCAGGCGGCGTCGAACCTCGAAGAGTCGATCAACGCCGTCAACGTCGTCTACGGCGCTCAGTCGGAAGCGGTCCTGCAGCTCGGCGAAGATTCGGTCGAGTCGTACGGGATGTCTCAGCGGGCGTTCAATGAGTTTTCGACGCAGTTCTCGGCGTTCGCTAAGCAGATCGCAGACAAGGACGGCCGTAGCGTCGTCGACATTGTCGACGAGATGGCGACTCGTGTTGCTGACTTCGCGTCGGTCCACAACCTGTCGCTCGAAGAGGCGGGCCGGGTCGCTCAGTCGACACTGGCTGGCGAAACCGAGGTGTTCCGTCGCTACGGCGGCGATGTGTCGGCGGCGACGGTCAAGACGTTCGCCTATGAGAACGGGATCGCCGATCTCGGCGAGGAGCTGACCGAGAGCCAGAAGGTGCTTGCCCGGTACGGCGCGTTCATGGAGCAGACCGCCGATCGTGCGGGCGACTTCGCGAACACGTCCGACGAGCTGGCCGGGTCATCCAAGAAGCTGACCGCCAACCTCGAGGATCTGCAAGCCCAGCTCGGCAAGCATCTAATCCCGACCGTGACCGATGCGATCGGCGAGATCAACGATCTCGTCGTGGCGATCGAGGGCATCGAAGGCGCTCTCCAGGGTTTGAACTCGATGCTGCCGAGCCCTATCGGAGACCGGGTCAGCGACTACTTCAACCCAGGCAAGATTCGCTCAACGCTCGACACCATCACGAAGTTCGGGGCGCCGATCCGGTTCCTTACAGACCCGGCGATCGAGTTCGGTTTCAGGAAGCTCGGCGGCGCCATCGGCTCCCTGGGCGGCAACGCCGGCGAGGTGAAGGACCCACTCGAAGGGCTCAACACCGAACTGAGTTCGTCTCGCGGTCATGCGAGCCGGTCCCAGTCGGCGATCGACAAGCTCACCTTGGCGCAGCAGATGAACGCCGCCGCCGCGGCGGGCATGTGGGACAGCGGGATCGATCTCAACGCGGCGCTCGAAGAGCAGGCGAACCGTCTGAAAGAAGCCAACAAGCAGCAGGTTGCGTACGAGAACTTCGTGACCGACACGAACGTGGCGATGGAAGAGCAGGTCGCCCGGTACGAAGCGGCCCACGAATCTGCCGCCACGTGGCTCGAAGGCACGCAAGAGGCGTTCGAAAAGGCGCAGACGTCGATCAGCGAGTTCTCCGAAGAGGCGATCGAGGACATCGACAAGTTCCAAGAGGAACTCCTGACCAACATCCAAGCGTCGATGGACTGGCAGAAGAACCTCAACGAGATCGAGGCTCAGACCTCGCCGGCGTTCGCTGCGTTCATGGAGGGTCTCGGCCAGGACGCTGCCGGGTTGGTGGCCGATCTCGCTGGGAACACCGAGGAACTCGAAGAGACGTTCGGAATCTGGGGTCTGTCGGCCGGGGTGATGCGCGGCGACGTGGTCTCCGAGTTCGAGAAACTGTCACCCGAGGTCAAGGCCGTCCTCGAAAGCTTGGGCGTCGACATCGACACCGTCCTGATCAACATGGCGACCGGCGTCGGCGACGAGGCGCAAGGTGTCGGCGCGAATGTGGCTGCTGGTATCGCCGCCGGTATCCGGGGCAATGTCGCGTCGCTGGCGAACGAGGCACGTGCGGCTGTTGGTGCGGCGCTGAGCGCAGCCCGCGACCAGGCTGGCATCCGTTCGCCGTCAAAGGTGTTCGCCGAGAAGGTCGGCGAGCCGATCGCCGAGGGGATCGCCGAGGGCGTCGGAGCGAAGACGTCCGACATCGCGGATGCTGTCGGGGTCGCGACAACTGCGACGACCTATCAGTCGGGCGCCTTTCCGATTTCGTCGCCGCTGTCCTCCTTGAGCAGTGGACTTTCCGGCGTCAGCATCACGGTCGTGCAGCGTGACGAGCCTGCGATCGAAACGGTGAACCGTGCGCTGAAGTTGGCGAGGTTCTTGTGAGCACCTACACGGCGACATGGACGGCGGCCGACGGAACCACGATCGAACTCAACGACCCTGCCGGGTCCGGGGTCCGCATCGTCGAAGGCGCGTCGGGGCTGGATGCGCCGCCGGTGGCGTTGAACATCTCAGGGCTCGTCGGCCGTGACGGCGGTGTGTTGACGAACCGGCGCCGCCCGTCACGGGCGCTGGTGTTGCCGCTGGTCGTGACGTCGACGTCACGGGTGATGGACACGGTCGGCGAACTGGCCCGCAAACTGCAAGGCCCTGGGACGTTGGTGCTCGACGACGGCACGAACACCCGCACCTTGCGCGACATCGTGTATGAGGCCGGGATCGACGGTCCGATGACCCGCGAGACGCACCTCGTCCCGTCGCCGGGGTTGCAGTACCGCAAGATGGTCGTGTCGCTGATCGCGTTGGACCCGTGGTGGTACGGGGCCGAGACGTCGTTCGAACTGTCGTACGGTGCCGACACAGGTTTCGATGATGCGTCGGTGTCGTTCGATGATGCCGGTGTCGGCTTCGATGGTTCGTCGTCGACGGCCACGACGATCACCGGGGATGCTGCGGCGTCGCCGCTGGTGACGATCACCGGCCCGTTCACGACATGCCAGGTCGGCATCGCAGGCGGCGAGACGTTGGAGATCGCGGCGACGCTCGCCGACGGTGACGTGATCACGGTCGACACCGCGGCCGGGAACCGTGGCCCGCGGATCAACAACGGTGGCATCGACTGGTCGCTGCTGACCGCGGGGTCACGGCTGTTCGATCTGCCGGTCGGGGCGGTGACGTTCGTTGTCGGCGCAACAGGTGACGGTGCGAGCTCCGCCGTCGAGGTCGCGTACGAGCCGCGGCTGCTGACACCATGAGCACGACCCCCCGTCTGTTGGAGGACGGGTCGACTTCCAGGGTCACCGAGGACGGCGCCACAGTCCGTGTCCTCAACGGTGGCACTCAGGACCCTGAGGCGTCGCTGCGGTTTCTGGAGGACAACACCGCCCGGTTCAACGAGGGCGGCACCGAACAGCGTGCGCTCGAAGGCTACGTCGCCGCGGTCGTCACCGCGGTTGCCGGGTTGGCGGTGTCGACACCGGCCGTGTCAGGCTCGGGGTACACGATCGATCTGTGCGCCGCGTTCGTCAAGGTGACCGAAGCGGTGGCGTACGAGTTCCGTGGTGTGATCCGCCACCTCGAAGCCGGTGACTGGGAACTGTCGACGACACCGGCAGGGATCGGTGGCGTCGACACGTCGACGATCGATTCACTGCTGATCTGGTACGGGTCGCCGGCCAAGATCATTTTCGCCGGGCTGGTCCGCCCGACCGAAGGCGCCGACGCCGGGATCATCCGCCACATCGACAACAACGGCACCACGCTGACGTTTACCGGGATCGACCTGTTCGGGGTGCTGCGTCAACGCCAGGCGTGGCCGACGCCGACGACTGATCCGCCGTGGGCCGATTCTCATGATGTCGAAACCGGTGTCGGCTCCGATGTGGCTGCCGAGTTCATCGAGGCGAACATCGGTGTGTCGGCACTGTCGGAGCGTCAGATCGCCGATCTGAGTGTGGTCAACCCGACGGTTGGTTTGTCGTCGACGTGGTCGGCGCGGTTGCAGCCGTTGGATCTGCTCGTCGGCCGGGTGTGCCGTGAGTCGGGGATCGTGTGCCGGGCGTCGATGCCGACACCAGGGACGATCGTGTTCACGTTGGGTTCGCCGACGGACCGCTCGGCCCAGGTCGTGCTGTCCGATCAGGGCGACTTGGAGATCATCGACCATCTGATGTCGCCGGTCGCCGGGTCGTTCATCCTGGCAGCCGGCCAAGGCGAGTTGACGGACCGGTCGTTCGCCCAGGCCGACTCCGGCGCCGAAGGGCTGTCACGGGTCGAGGTCGTGTACGAGAACGTGAACGTGACGACGGCTGCCGGGCTGGCGTCCGCGGCGAATGTGGAGTTGGCTGAGGCGTCGTCGGGTGTGTCGGTTGCGGCGGTGCTCGCCGAGGGCGCGGCGCAGCGGCTGCGGTATCTGACCGACTACGACGTCGGCGACGTGCTCGGCATCGAGGTCGACGGTGTGCGGTACACGGCGAGTGTGGAACGGGTCCGTTTCGATCTGACCGAGGACCGCACCCTGGTGACCCCTGTGCTCGGCCGGTCGACGTCGGATCAGACGTTGCGGCTGATCCGTGGCATGTCGGATCTCGCCGACCGCTTCGACACCCAACTCGCCTGACTCTTGAAGGAGGCCATGTGGCGAACTATCCGAACTCTCTCCCGGCGATTTCTGATGCCGGGGCGAACCTGTCGACGAACCCGCATTCGGGCCTGCACGACGACCTGCGCGACGAACAGTTGGCGATCGCGACCGAGTTGGGCACGAACCCGAAAGGGTCGTACACGTCGGTCAAAACCCGCCTGGACGGTGCCTGGTTGCAACCGTCGCACTTCCTTCGGAGCACGAACCAGGCGATCACAACCAGCACCGCCACAGCAATCACGTTCGAGTCGGAAGTGTCGGATACCGAGGGTTGGGGGACCGTCTCGACGGCAACGTTCACATGTCCGACGAACGGCCTGTATCTGATCAGCGCATCGTTGCTGTGGTCAGAAACGGTTTCGAGTGCGACCGCATCGACCATCGAACTGGAGGGCGAGCCGCTTGAAGCGTTCACCTTTGCGGGCGGGTTCCATTTCATCGCTGCGGAGACGTGCTTCGTCTTCGCCGGAGACACCGTCCAAGTCATGGCCGAACATACTGAGGGTTCCACGAAGAACGTCGACGTGGCCCGCGTCTACTTCAAGCGGCTCGCATGACCGGCTGGATCTCCGAACTCGTCGAACAGACCGACGGCGAACTCGCAGACGGCGACCTGTTCGAGGCGGTCGACGTGTCCGACTCGTCTCTCAACGACACCGGCACCAACAAGCAGCACACGGCGTCGGTCATCAAGACGTACATGCAGACGGCGTTCGACGCCCGCTACGCGCCGAAGGCCACGTACCCGTGGGAGATGATGGTCGCGGTCGGCGACGAGACCACGGCGATCTCAGCCACCGGGACCGGGATCGTCACGTTCCGGATGCCGTACGCGGTGACGCTGACCGCGGTGCGGCTGTCGGTGAACTCGGCGACGTCGTCGGGCACACTGACCCTCGACATCAACGAGGGCGGCACCACGATCCTGTCGACGAAACTGACCGTGGATGCGACCGAGTTGACGTCGGTCACCGCGGCCGCGGCGGCAGTGATCTCCGATGCGGCGCTCGCCGATGATGCGATCATGTCGTTCGACTGGGACGGCGTCGGCGACGGCACGGCAACCGGCGCGAAGGTGACGCTGTACGGCACCAGGGTCCTGGCGTGACGACACTGCTCAACCCGTTCCGCCTTGCGGTGTCGGGACCGGCGGCGAACACGTTGGCCAACACGTTCGAGGGCGGCACCGACGGCGTGACGATCTCGACGGCGAACTCCGGTGGTGGGTCGGGCGACGCGTTCGATGCGGTGACGGGGGCGGCGACGATCGTCTACGACGACGACGCCCCGGCCCCGCTGATCGGAACGATGTCGTGCCACATCGCTGCGACGACAGGCCAGACGGGGATTCTGGACTGGACGGCTTCATGGCAAACCAGCACCGAAGTGTGGCGGCGGATCTACATCTACAAGACGAATAACCCGACGAACAGCACCGTCATCATGTCGTTGCTGAACGGGGCGGCACTCGGGTGCGACGTCCGTGTCACATCGACAGGGACGATCCAGTTCCGGGACGGCAACCAGGTCGCCCGGGCGACATCCACGGCGTTGGCGAACGACTCGTTGCATCGCATCGAGTGGCGCATCTTGCATTCGACCACGGTCGGGCGCATCGAGGGCCGGATCTTCTCGGGGGCGAACGCCCAAGGATCAACGCCGGATCAGACGCTCGGGTCGCCCAGCACGAATCGCGATACCGCCACCCAGTCGACGAGAACGTTCACCGGGGTCATCTCGAACCCCGGTGCGGCGGGGCTCGACATCTACTACGACAACGTCGCCATTACCGACGGCGACTGGCTCGGATCATGACAGGAGTGATTCATGGCCGGTGAAATCTCCGACCTCGCCGTACAGACCAGCGGACAAGTCGTCGACGGCGACCTGTTCGAGGGCATCGACGTCTCGGACACGTCGATGGCGGCGAACGGCACCAACAAGCAGCACACGGCGCTCGTGCTGCGGACCTACTACCTCGCGGGGACGACGCAGACGAACCGTCGCGTGTACGGCATCTCGGGCACCCTGGCGACCGGCACCGGGATCGCGCGGATCTACTTCGACGCCACCGAAACGATCACGAACGTGACCGCGTCGGTTGCCACTACACCGACCGGGGCATCGGCGATCTTCGACGTCAACAAAAACGGTACGACGATCTTCACGACCCAAGGCAACCGGCCCACGATCGCAGCGGCCG